TTTGCTCCTCATCGCTGTTTTTCTTCGTCAACGATACGAGGGTAAAATACTGTTGCTCTTTAAGTGATTTTATTTCAAACGTTCCTTTATAATGTTGCTCCACGTAGTCGGTGATGATTTGCTGTGCTACGGTAGCACTATTGGCATACAGATAAAATGTGCGCTTTTTGTCATTGTCATCTACCACAGCTGTCCAAATGGTAGCACTACCTCCTACTAATCGTGCTGAGCGTTGTAGGTTGCTAACTGATACTTCCTTTAATTCGCCACTATCCATAAAGAATTTGATAGTTTGCAGGTTGTCATCAGTCAGTTCTTCACCTTGATAAAGGATAATCTCCCTGCGTTCAATAGGGACAAATTCGCCTGTATCCTCATCAATAAATTTTTCTTCCCAACGACGATAAAGATTTTCAGTTAGGTATTTGCCTTTTAAAGCGTTAAGGTCTGAGGTTGTGAGTATCACCTCATTAAATCGGCTTACTGTTTCTTTTTTCATTTTAATAATATTTTCCTTGTAAATTATTCACTTGCTTTTCTATCTCATTCAGATACGCCAAATCATCAGGTGTTGGTAGGTATATACCCGCTTCCTTGCTGGCATAATCTCTGAAATTATCAATAGCGGTTGTCATCTCCTTCGTGTCTAAACTCGCTGTACTTCGCCACGCTTCTCTTATCTCACCTGTTTTACGGTTCACATACTCGGTACGGAATATCTGAGGGTTAACAATCTTCTTAAACATCTCTTGCTTCACGTATTCGGGAGTCTCGCCGTATTCTAATGCGAACCACGCAAATAGGATGTGAATGTAATTATTCTGTGAGTAGGTGCGTTTAGGCTTCTTTTCAGTGATTTCAAAGGTCTTTTTCTTTTCGATAAGAAACGCTAAACGCTCCTTTGCTCTTTGTATATCAAACTCGTTGCTTGCGTTGAAAATCATACTTTATTATCTTTGAAAGCAAGGCAGGAATCGAACCTGCTACTATCCCGATTGATACTTGCTTTTTTGTTGTGTTAATTACCTAATATTAACAGTATTCAACATTCAGTTTCTTTGATTTTTCATACACAACCTCACCATTTTCAGTTACTTTACTAACGTGAAATGCGTGTCCTTGTACACTGTCAGGTTCTTCATCTTCAAGATATTCAAATGGACTTTCTTCAAAAATATCCATTGCTTCTTCATAGCTTTCTGCTTCTACAATAGCCGTGTACTCACTTTCTTCCACGTGGCTAAAATTAATTACATACTTGTTCATTTTTTATTTATTTTAAATTGTTTTCTAAAAAGGCATTCCGTCATCTTCTTGTGCCGGTGCTTGCCCCATATTGTTAAAAATTTGCCCCTGCTGGTATTGCGGTTGCCCTTGTGGCGGGTGCGCTTGCGCTTGTTGAGGTGGGGCATATTGAGGTTGTTGTGGATAACCTTGCGGAGGTTGCTGGTACTGTTGCTGTTGTTGCGCTACATTCGTGGTTTGAACGAGTTCTATTTTCCAACCTACAACCGTATTGAAGTACTTAATATCTCCTTGCTGACTTATCCATTCACGACCTTGCAGGTTAAAATGTATCTTAACTATTTGACCTATACGCAAGTTGTCTAACAATGCACAATTGCCTTGTGCAAATTGAATGATAATATCTTGTGGATATTGCCCATCGGTGGTGATAACCAAATCTCGCTTTTGAAAGCCATTTTGTCCTACTGTTTCAGTAGCAAATATTACTTTAATTTGTCCTTGTATTTCCATAGTTATAATAAAGGTTTTGCGATTTCTAATAGTTCTCTTTGTTCTTCAAGGAATTTGTCTCTGATTTCTCCTGATTTAAAGGCTAAAACTCTCGAGCTATAAGCGTGGTCTCTACCACAAACTACTTTCCCCTCCAACTCTATACACTGTTTAAAACCACTATTATTCCAATCAGGTTGCCAACCCTCGTTGTAGTAGTCTCTGAGAAATAGAAGTCTCCTTAATGCTTCAGAAGCGTCTGCTAATTCTTTCGAGGGATAACCTTTGAATCCTTCCTCATCGTCTTTAATTTTAGGCTCATAAAATCTTTCAGTTTCTATCCACACTTCTTTAAAAGTTGGTACAGGTGCTTTTTGTTCAAAGCCTTGCAAATTTACCTTATAAGGTTTAGTGGAAAGAGTTTTAACTCCACACATCCCACTATTTCCATCACTTGTGTAAAGCATAGTTTCTGAACCAAACTCTACTTCAATAGGGTATGGGTGAACATAATTTTCATCAAAATCATCTTCATCAAAAAATTTTTCAGGTTTATAATTTATTGTCAAAACAATACCTTCTTTATCAGGGAATATTAATTGGTCATAGACCTTCATCCCTTTTTTAAACACTGTTTTCATTTTATTAAAAAAGCCGTTACTAAAACGCTTAGGTGCGAAAACCTCACGACTGCTGTGCTCATTCGTGTTTATAAAAACTTCTACTTTTATGCAGTTCTAATACTTCGCTGCTTTCCTTTCTGTTTGCCTCAATAAATGCCCTTGCTTGCTGTATGCTAAGATGTGTATTGATATTGCCGTAAGCGTGCGTATATTCGCCCTTTGCGTGTGCTTCTTCAATTGCCTGCTGTATGTACTCCTCGCAGTAATTATGCTCAATAGCGTACAAATCATAACCTTTGGCGGTGATACCCTCTAAGTGTACCGTATCAGTAGCGTGGAATATCTTTTGCCCGTTGTTAAGTAATATTCGCCACCCTACATTCGGTACATCGTGATACAGCTTCACGGGCGATACTTTAAATGACCCGTAATCGTACAATTTACCTACTTGCAGTACATCAATATTCTTTAACCCCTCCAACCTCTCTAAGAGAAAGTCAGCACAAGCAATACGTAAGGTAGGTCGCTCGGCTTGTAATCGTTGTAAGGTTCGCAATTTCAAATGGTCGCCGTGCTGGTGTGTGAGAAGCACAATTTTCAAAGAACGTTTTACATCGTTTAAGGCTTTGAGTGTAACGCCGCAATCTACCATTATTGCGTTGTCGTAAATCACAGCGTTACCCTCGCTACCTGAACTAATTACTCTTGCTTGTATCATACATCTTTAAAGTCTACCTTATTATGCTCCTCACTTGGCACTGGTTGTACAGGTTGCGCATTCTCAGTAGGTTCATTTTGCTCGATAACCTTTGCGTCTTGGATATATCGCCCTTGTGGGTTATCAATATAGTTGCCCTCATTGTCTGCTTGGTCTTTTTCTATCGCTTTTTGCATTTCCACAGAAAGCACTCCGTAACGTTTTAAAAGAAGTTTGAGCACGGTCTTTTTTGCCATAATATCAAACTCGTCTTTCCAAAGTCCACGATTTGTTTTTGCATAAATCTTAGAGTACTTGCGGGCGTGTGCTTGCAGTTCTTCAATGGTCATAAAAAGCGATTGCTGAAAGCCGTTGAGTAACTCAATGTAGGCAAGATAACCGATAACCGCACCGCTTGAATTTTCGCCTAAGAAGTCAATATGCCCCGTTACCTTGTTTCGTATGATTTCTCCCTCGCGAATTTCACAAGTGTTAATCGTTTTGAATTGACCACTGCGTATAGCTAACTGAACAAAACCTAAATAGCCAATCTGAAATTGAGGAATAGTACGATTGGTTTTGCCGTCAAAATAAGGTATTACATACGCATACCCTAAGTTTTTATTCAGAGGCAAATTCAGCGCTGTGGCGTTCATTGCACATTTCATAAGGTCGGCAGGTTCGCATTGTGATAGTTCTTTGTTACTATCTGAAAGGGCTAATAAGTTAGATACAAATTCGCTCTTTTTTGCGCCTAAATTTTGCTCTAAGAATTTATCGGACTTGTTAAGGAAGTTTGCTAATGATTGTCGTTGTAATGTTTGATTTTCCATTGTGTTATAATATTTGAATGTTGTTACTAATGATATACTGTTTTAAGGCTTGTAATTGCTCTCTTGTGCCTTGTACTGTGAAAGTGGTTTGTACCAATTCGGGTGCTGGTTGTTCTTGTGTAGCCTCTTGTGCTGGTTGCACTTGTGCTGGTGCTTGCAAAGGAGCTTGTTCTTGTGCTCTTACTTCGGCTTCTAATCTCGCCTGCTCGGCTGTTGCTCGTTGAGCCTCGATACGTTGTAATTCAGCCTCACGTTGTTGTTTGCGATATTGTGCATTCTGTATCGCTCTTGTAACATCAAGCGTTTGTTTATACTCGGTTAACACTTCAGCTTTAAACTCGTCAGGTTCATTTAGACTTTCAATGAGTTGTAGGCTCTTTGATACCTCGCTTACAAAATTCGCAACTTGTTCTTTAAGGCTTTTGTCGCTGGCACTAAGTGTGATATTCAGTGGCAAGCGTTCGAATATGAGGAAGTCAATGCCTTGCAATTGACAAAGCTCAGCGAAGTAGTCTTTGATGCGTGTAATTTTGTCACTTATCAATCGATTTTGCACCTCATCTATTTTCGCTTTCAGCGTACTATCTGCCTTCTCGTAATGTACTTTGATATGCTCTTTGTACGCCTTCTCGAAGGCTTCATAAGGAGCATTTACCTGCTCTTTGATAAACTTACGTTGTGTCTCGAATACATCAAGTTCTTTGCGCAACATCGCACGAGTTTCTTTCGCACTTTTCCAAGTATCCTCAGTTACTAACTGATTATCGAGGTTCAATTCAGCGATTTTCGCCTCAATCTGTTGCCCTACCGCCTTGATACGCTCGTATATGATGATAGGAGGCTGTTGTAATGTTATTAATTGTTCTTCTTTCATTTGGTTTATGTATTTTAGGTTATTACTTTTTGCTTAACTTTTTGTACAACCAGCCCAATAGTTGAAGATAGTTTGTTTCGTACTCTTCTTTACTATCGTATTCGTGCCCATCGACGCTCGTGGTGTAATATACGATTATGCCAGTTAATGTTTTTTCTACATTGTCGATTTGTAGAATGCTTTCAAATTCTTGAAACCCTCTATTGTTGTAAAGAAATTCAATAAGAAATTCTTCGGCTAAATAAAAATCAATATTGTTCATTTTCTTTATTTTTTTTGGTTATTACTTTTCTACGTGTATGAATTAATTGGAGATTTTTCTAATCAGTTTGTTTATCTCATTACGCTTTGAGCGAAACTCGTGCATAAATTCACTATTGCTAATCTCTTGCACTTCATACTTGCTATTTTCATTTTGTTGATAGATATTAGCAGATATGTAACTTCTCATATTAATAGAAGTATAACCTACCTCTATGGCTGACAATAGTGTAAGATTTTCAGTAATGACTCTCTTTTCGTAAATTCTTATGCACCAACTAATATTCTCATACTTCACTCGGTAGCATTTACCTACTTCTAATATTGTTACTTGTTTTTTCATTGCTGTAAGATTTTAAACTGTTAAGAAACCATAACCGTTGTAATCGGCAAGCTCAGGCATTCGCTCTTCTTCTGCTATCTCCTCTCTATATCGCCTTTCTGCTAACATCTCTTGCACTTGCCCTTCAATGTCTAATAGGTCTTCAATCTCTGCCCATTGTTCATCTGTAAACTCAATAGGTAACCACTCACCATTTACATTTCTACCACTCTCGCTGTAAGTACCTCTTGCGTCAGCATACAGCAAGAATTGATAGCAATTGTCCTTGTAAATTAGTCCCCATTGCTCCTCATTCCCATCAGGGTCTGATTGCAACTGCTCAATAATCTTATTGAATATCTCGTCTCGCACCCTCGCAGTATCTGGGTGTAGTTCTTGTCCGAGTGCTTCATTAAACACCTCTCTTTCAAAAGGCACGCACTCTTCATAGCGCTTGCCATTCATTGTTACATAGCCACCAATTAGAAGAATTTGGCTATTTTGTTTGCTCATCTCATTCATTTGTTGTAATTTTGCCATCGTAAAAAATTTTTAGAATTATTAAATTAATATTTAGTTAAGGCGACGCTGTGAAGTGTCGCTTTATTTGTTTCTCTTCATCTTTCTAAGTATTTTGTTAGGTTCTTTCTCTTTGAGGTCTTCCAACTGTTTTACGCTTATGAGCGACTGCCCGCCCGCAAGGTTCTCGTTCTTCAATACCCCACTTGTTAGCCACGTACGTACAATATAATCCGATACCCCTAAGTACTCCGCTACCTCAGGAACACGCAGCAATCTCTTAGCACGTTTACGGTCTTCATAATGTTCATACGCAATTACGTATTGGTCTACATATGAAGGCACTACTCCTTTCTTTTCCCACAATTCAGATAGTTCTCTAACACTGAGTTCATCAATCTGAATACTTATTCTCTCTACTCTACTTAACATATCTTATTCTTCGTTTTTAGTAAATGCTTCTTCTTCTGTCATTTCGAGCACCTCAATTACCTTATCTCTTATTGCTTCTGAACGGTGATATAAAGGTGTATCATTCATTGAACGCCACTTTACCAATGTCCAATAGCTCACATTTAACTTATCCTCCAATGCTCTTGCAATTGTTTTGTTGAGCATTTTTTTTCTCGCTTCTTTTGTTAGTTTCATTTTATTTTGTACTTTTGCCAAGTAAAAAACGCTAAACGCTTTTACTTTCATTTTCACAGGGCAAAGATACAACATTTTAGTAGTAACTTCCAAATATTTTTACAACTTTTTTGTGGTAAAAACGAATATTTTTTATAAGTAATTGATTATCAATTATTATTTTTTATGGAATATGAGTACGGAAATGGTTTTAAGTATATCAGTGGGTATATTAACGTTGCTAACTACATTTTTAGTGTGTTGGCAATTCTATAATACCTACCAGCTTGATAAATACAGAAGAACGTTAGATTGCAAATTAAAGCAGGTAATGCAGGACAACAAAAGCCTTTCTTATGCAATGTTTAGCCTAACAACCTCCTATATTGCAATCTATAACAACAGAGATTTAAACGAATGTATCGCCTACCATTTCAGTGCCATTGAAGAAGTAAATAATATAACAAATAAAGAAATAAGAGATGAAATAACAGAAACTGTATCATCTCTTATAAGTGAAATCACCAATCGTTCTAAAACACTGCAAATTACTACTAAACAAAAAGATGATTTTCTAAAAATTGCAGAAAAATCATCAAATAAAAAAGAATTGCAGAGAATTATAAACAACATCAAAATAACGTCTTAATAATAATGATATTAAGACCAACAACAGCTGTAGCGATGCCTATACACGCTATACATAACATCAAACGAATACCTTTATCAATAAAGTCATCGAGTTTATCATTGTCATTTAAATAACTACTCATAGTGTTTAATCTTTAAATTTTTGCAAAGATATGAATAATAACTCAGATATACAACAAAAGAGTAGTAAATCAGAAGTCGCTAATCGGCTCAGTGAAGTATATTCATATGTTAAAAAAAATACTGAGTTCGTTAATCAAACTCTGTTTGCTAAAAAAATAGGAGAACAACGTAGTAATTTCTCATCTGCCTTAAATGGTAATGAAAAATACCTAACAGAAGGATTAATTAATAAAGTAATTGCTGCTTTCCCACAATTCAACAAAGATTGGCTTTGGAAGGGCGAAGGCTCTATGTTTGCTAATGCCGACCTTCCACCTATTAACGCCCGCTTTATCGAAGTTTACGAATACTTGCAACATACTCGCCCTGATTTTACCCCTGAAAAAATAGGGCTTTCTCAGGACGAAATCAACAATATACGCATAGGCAAAGCAAAAGTGCCTTTTATAAAAATTGTAAATCTAAAAACTTCATACCCCGAAATAAATACTGACTATATAACCTCTAATTATGGCGAAATACTAATCCCTGTTATAGATTACAGCAAAATAACCGACCGCCTTCCACAAGGTGAATTAAAAGAAAAGGAATATCCCGAGAAATTAGCCGTTAAATTAGTAACTACCAAAGCACAAGCGGGTTGGACGGAAGGATATTACAATGATGAATACTTAGAAGATATGCCTACAATACTCATTGACTCAGAGGAAAAACATCACGGCAACTACTTAGCATTCGAAGTTGCAGGCGATAGTATGGAGCCCGATTACATCGAGGGCGATGTCGTTATCTGCCGTGAAGTACAACGCCACTTGTGGCAATATAAATTACATATAAAAGATTGGGACTTCGTCATTGCACACGCTACCAACGGCATAATGCTTAAAGAAATCATCAAACACGATGTGAAGAACGGTGTTATATACTGCCACTCGCTAAATCCAAAATACGAAGATTTTAAAATTAGTCTTCACGAAGTACGATTTTTGTACAACGTCATAGAGGTACGGCAAAAAGGACGTAGCAAACGCTCCAACCGTGCGAAAGATTTTCTGTAAAAACAAATAACAATATCATATTATGAACTTAACAAATTGTCCCGCTTGTCAAAAGCAAATCAGTAATTCAGCAGAAACGTGTCCTCATTGTGGACATCCTATCAAAAAAATAAGAGAGCAACAAAACTCTCTTGTAACAATGATTGTTATTATTGTTGTATGTTTAATAGCGTTCCTTGTTATCAAATTGCAAGGTTTATTCAAATGAGTATTAATTTTTAAAACATAATATACCAATGAAAAAAATATTATTTTCAGCACTCACAACTATTTCAGTAGCATTCACAAGTGCACAAGAATTTGAAGTTACCCCTGATGGACTTAAAGAAAAAACATCAGGAAAAGACTTTGCAGTTATCGAAGTACAGGGTAAAACCGCCAGCGAATTGTATAATAACGCTGTTAAGTACATTAATGTAAGTTACAAAAATCCAAAAGAAGTAATAAAAGGTGATGTTAAAGATGACTTTATAAAGTGGGAAACTTTTGTGCCTAATATTGGTACAATTAAAAACAGTTTTGTAACTGTACCCGCAGACGCCCTTATTACTGTGCAACTTTCTTTTAAAGACGGAAAAGCAAAATATGAAGTTGTTAATCAGAATATATATAATAGTCAAAACAAAGGAGAATTAGGCAAAGTAACCTTTAAAGGTAGTAAGTGGTCAGGGTTCCCTATATATGATGAAAAAAATAACAATCTACGACAAGAACAACTTAAAAAAGATATAGAAAACTACTACAATTCACAAATTGCAAAAATTAAAGAATACTTAAACGGCACGTCGCAATCTAAAAATGATGATTGGTAAAACAAAAAAGAGCCTCGCACTTACACGGGGCTCTTTTTTAACAACTAAAAATAATTATTTATGAAAACACTTCCATATTCTCCAACATATTACACCCGCCAGCAGTACCAACAATAGCCATACCCACCAGCTAACAATTCCTTTCACATCTTTTGTTTTATGAGAAAAAGCCGTTGTGCTTTCTGTATTACGTAATTCATTATTAGTTGTGCTTATAGTATTTGTAAGGGTAGTGTTCGCCACTATTTGGCTATTGGATAGGTTGCTTTTAGTAGTAATCTTCACCTTTCCACCTCTTACCCTTATAGTTTCATTATCTCCGTCACGAATTCGAGTATATGTAAGCTCCTTACTGTTGCCTATACTATCCTTATCGCTCTCTACTGTTACCTCGTACTCTTGTGAGGCGTGCGTATTGAGTTGCAAGGTTTGTTCGTTTTTCTGAAAAAGAGCCGTACTATCCTTGTACTTTATAATACGCTCTTTTTGTACCTGCTTTTGCTCGGTAGTGGCTACCTTACGGGTACTGCAACCTAATAGACCAAGCAATGCCAGCACCAATCCGATAACTCCGAAAGTTCTTCGTATTCCTATGTAATTATACTTTCTCATAACCTTCAACCGTTTTAATCACTTTCTTCAAACTATCAGCATAGTTGGTAGCGGTTGCATAGCCCGCTTTTGCCACTTCTTCGGCAAACTTGTACGGGTCGGATTTTACAAGCAACGCCTTAGCATATCGCTTGTTTCTGAAGAATAATTCTGCGTGGTCTGTAAAGCATTCTTCTGGCGTGTCGTACTTTCTGAACCAGTCTAACACGACATAAGTATATTTGAAGTCTGCTCGCTTCTTAATGCTGAATATCTTAGGAAATACAGCATTTGCACTCGATAACACTTCATTAGTACGTAACAATTGCTTTTTCTCATTCGGCGTGCTGCTAACAAGGTTTTTAGGTACTTTTATACCAAAAAAGTTATTACCAACGCCACGCTCTCCCCAACCGCTCTCTAACGCCGCTTGCGCCAAAATGAAGAGGTGCGATATACCCGTTTTGCGCTCCGTCTCAAGGGCAAAAGGTTTGTACTGCTTTATAAATTCTTTTGGTGTCATTGTTGTTCGTCTTCTGTTTTTTCGTTATTGTTTAATTCTTCTGTTTTAGCACCATTGCTAATCTCATCGAAGAAGTCTTTTAATTTCCCACTCCTCTCGTAGTTATAAAGCGCTTTCATTATCCACTGTGGCGGGTACTTTCCGCCTGTAAGGACAAAAATATTCTTCACTATCTTGCTCACTGGGTACATCAGCGTCATAAATTGTACCGCACTTTGGAATATTTTGCCCGTTTCAGTTTCATTTATCGGTATACTTAATATAGAGAGCGATATATATACTGCTGCTATCACCAGCATAATAGTAGTGTTGCCTACAAGGAAGTTATGAATGTTAAATGTACCTGCTTTGGCGTGGTAAATAGCCCCTACTACCATATTGAGTAGAAGCACAAAACTAATTCCTACAAAAAAGAGTTCGTTTTGTTCTCGCCAAACTGAAAAGTACGAATATAACAACAACAACGGCACACTCTTGAAGAAAGCAACAAAGAAATAGTACACCCTATCTCTTAGATGTATCTTATCATCAAAGTAGAAGAGCAAAACCAAAGGTGTAGCCCATATTGCTATCTTTATTTTGGCTTTGAGTAGCCACTTCATAAACTTATCCATTAGCCTCCTTGTTTATCCATTTCACAATAGGATAAGGCATAATACTTGCTACTATATCCCACCAGTCAATAAATGTGCGCTTTACTTTCTTGTCGAATAGCTCTTTGGAAAGCCCTATACTCAGCACCCAAAAAAAAGCAAATGCTAATGCCTCCCACCACTTCATAAAAAAGACAAATACTAAGAAGGATACCACTAATATAATGTTCCCAAAAAAAGAGTGTAGTAGTTTGTCCTTACCTGTTAATTTTGTTCTAAATATATTCATAATTATTTGTTTTTAATCTTCATCATCAGCAGGGCACCAATCCGTAGGGGTGTCACCATATTCAATTTTAAAAGAAGACACCAACACTTCATCAATATGTTTCCCAGTGGTACATTCAAACTCAACAAAACCATTTCTGCCTATATTATTTGTAACTATACCATTACTACCATATATTGTATATCTGTGCCATTCACCATCGGAAATTAAATTTACCCCATCTGGAAAAGTGACAGAACTGACACCTACAATGTAGTGAAAACGAATATTTTCTTTTGTGGTTTTAGCCCAAAATGAAATAATCGTAGGTCTACTTTCAAACGTCGTTCTACATTGAAACCCTTGCCAGTTATAGATAAGTTTAATAACCTTATTACCTCTGAAAGTTTCAGATACAATCCCAGCGTTTCCTGCGTAATTTGGTTGCAAATAATACGGTTCTTCTTTCAATTCAAAGTCTTTCGTTCCTTTTAATAAGTTATATCTTACCAAAGCCTTATTTTCAAACTTCTTGCTCATAGTAAGATAATCACCCTCTCCCCACAACGCTACCATTTGTAACTCCTTTACGTCGCTCGGTGTGGCAAAAGTTAGCCCTATCACATTGCCTGCATAGTCTCTTTGTACAGAATTCACTACCAAACCAGCCTCATAGCCCAGTACTTCGAATGTGTTGCTGGCTGTCTCCACAATAAGTACATAAGTGCCTTTTGTTAGCGCATTCATTGTGGCAATATTACCACTATCCACCTTGTCTATCTTTATCGATAACTCGTGCGTGAATCCTCCGCCAAACTTCTGCGAGCCACTTACTTTAAAAGCGTTGTTCAATTCAAACAAATACCCTCGCTTGCTGGGTAACAGTTGCAAGTGAGTAATTACTGTCTTGTCAGTATTTAATGTTGTATACCTCCTGTCGATATCCTTGTAAGGTATTACCAGTACTCTGTGTTTTAGTCCCTTTTTTGGTTTATAATCACAATCAAGGGTTATATCCTTTATGTTATCTATACACCTCATATCAATTTCATTCTCATTCTTGGTTTATTAATTCGATTGCTATCACCACAACCACTATTACATCTATATTCTGGGAATAGTGTGGCATTTCTTTCAAGGTACGAAACACAATCTTGCCATAGCAAGTCCGCTTGTTGCTTGTACATTGTACGCACATCTCTCCGCTCCGCTTGGCTCACTGTATCACCATCTTGATTTTCTTTCACTTTCAATCCCATAGCGGTATCAATATAGTGCCCAGTGAAGACATATCGAGCGTATGTGAAGTATGCTAATACGGCTTTGAGACCTGCAAATTCGTACTTTTTGCCCTCAAAGGTATAAGTGTCACCATTAAGCAATAAAGAGTAATCCCTCACGGGCGTTTCGCTCGTCAAATCTTGGTAAAATGCCTCACATACAAGTTCTTTCAAGTCAAACATCTGCGCTTCTCTTATAAATCGGTTGAACTCTTCCTCTTTTCGAAATAGAGAAACGCTTAAATACTTGCTACATTCTTGCTTATTAACTAATAACTTCATACTAATTTGCTAATTTCAAAAAGTCCGTTTTCTGATATATTCCTTGCGAAACCGTCGAAAAGCTCCTCGAACATCTCTTGTACATCTTGGCGTTCTTCTTGCATTTGCTCCTGCATAAAGATACGTGCCTCCTTCAAACTTTCTCCCGATGTATTACCTAATTTCCCTTCAACGTAATCAATCAACACAGGAGGTACATTGCCATACGATTTGCGAATGTTATTAGCAGTCTTCTCGTCAGCGTACTTAAAGGTATCGTCCTTGATATTACTCTCGATAGCCTTTATCAGTACATTATCCTCCAACTTATCGCCCTGCATTTCCGTTTCAAAGTGAAAAACGCTCTGCTCTGCTTCAACGCCTATGCTCTTTCTTAGTTCATTCCTGAAATCCTCTCGTTTTTCCTCGCTTTCCATTGTTGGAGTAACAATGGCATACGTTCCAAAGAATCCTTTTTTAAACCCGTTGCGGGTAAATACACTCGACAGCCATTCACTTTCGCAATCACGTATTACTACATCAGCCCACGCCAGCGGGTAGGTGTCATTTCTGTCAAGGTTTAAGAAGAATACTTGCCCCTTGTAATTATCCCAACCTCCTGCCTTTGTTACCTGCGCTTCTATCACCTTAGGACGGGGGTCGTATCGGTCAATTGCGACTAAATTCTTATCCCTATCCTTATAGTCCGTCAATTTATCCCAATCGTTATATACCAGCACCTTGCCTCGATAGTCCTCGCTGTCTTTTGCCCCTAATCGGCAATTCCTGTACGGCAATACCTGCACGCTTATCTTCTCGTAGAATCCGTTGTAATTTACGTGCACAAATACGCCCTTATGTATTGCAATGCTTCTCGCAACCTTTTTCAGCAAGTCGTTAGGGGTTTCCCTTTTATCATTAATAAACAACTCATCTTTTCTAAATCGAACCCCTTGCGACCTTGCCTGCTCTCTTCTTTCAATCTCCAATGCAAAACCACGCCCATATATGAAATCAGCAATCACGCCCGAACAAGCACGAGCGGTTGGCGAACCTGCCACCAACTGCTCAATAATTGTTGGGTAGTCGTTATTCTGACCATTAGCCAAATACGGGAAGCCTTTATACTTCTCGCTATTTGTCTTTCTTTGCTCTTTCGCTAATTCTATTGCCGTTACCTTTGCCATTGTTAATTATCAATTGCTAATTGTTACTTAATAAGCTCTTCCCAATTCTCAGGATACACTTCAAAGTTCGCAATTCTATTCTTATTAATTTTGAGATATCGCACCGCAATTTCATCTGTGATGGTGTCGTTGTTAAACAACTCACTACTACCGAAGTCCATTGCCAGCGACCCAATGCCTTCACGCAGTTTGAATACGCATTTGTCATTCGCTAATTTGCTAACTTGTTCATTAGCTAATTCTTCTTGTGTGTTTTGAACCTTTTTTGCCATAATAATATTATTTTTAATTCTTAACTTTTCTTTGCCCTCATTAATGAGTCTATTCCAATACCCCTGTAACTTACTACCACAAGTCGTACAAGGGTCGTTGTCGTCAAACAGGTAAGCATAAAAGGCGATGAACGTATCTTTGTCCTCGCTCACCGCCTTTTCATACCCCCCAATGAGCAACTTATTCAATTTCTCATCTGTAAAAACCATTTCACCAATTTATTTTGCCACTATGCAGCAAGTTTCTTATCAAACTTCTTCTTAGTGGTTGCGTAGTCGGTTTCGAGCCATTTCAAAGCCACATTAGGCTCTTTTTGATTTGCAGGAGTTGAAATTGTGAGTTTGAAAGCGCCACCATTAGTGCGACCTTCACCTTCTGTTACTTCTAATCCTACAAAGAATCCTAATACATCAAAACTGCTCTCACCTTTGGCTTTATGCTCAATTACCGCAACCAATTGCGCACCGTTTACAAACTGGTCAATCTGCTCGTACTCCTCAGCACTCTTGCCATACACAGTAATACCTATTGAGTGCTTATAGCCGTTGAAATCATCATCTGAAATCTCTGGTTTAATACTCTCTGATATGTGTGTTTCTTTGAAATTGTCAAAGAAGTAACCTGTCTTGCTCGCTTTGAGCACAAGCGAACTCATTTTGTTTTTCGAAGCGTCTACTGTGGTTGCTGCGAAGTCTATATCTGCTCTATTGATGAGCAAGATACGCTTCTCAATACCCTTCACTTTGTCTGTACAGTCAAAGGTCAAATCTTTACTTAACGCATTAATACATTCTGCCATAATTTCTCTTTTAATGTTTAATTGTTAATGATAAATGGCTAACTATACATTAACCATTTATCATTAATCATTACTAAATCGCCATTGCTCCGGTGTTACCAATCACTCGTTGGAAGTCTGCACGGTAAGAAGCCTTCAAGTAAACTTCTTCAAACTTACCGCCTAAGTACTCAACTCCTATGTCTTTGAGCGCTCCCATACTATCAATAGCAATTTGGCATTCGTTCTTGTCAAGCAACAAGGCTCTGTGTGGGTTGTGCCACTTAGTGCCGTCGTCAAAGTTAGAGCGTATCATATCGTCTAACCATTCAGAGGTAACCACAGGTACACCTTCGAACTCTGACACCATATAACCGCCCTCAACCATTTTAAACGATTGCTCATTGCGGAACTCTTTACGCATAAAACGTGTTAAGTTGGTTGCTAAACTCTGTGTAATTACAAAAACAGGTGAAGCTCCAGCCTTAAATCCTGCAATATCCTTCAACTGACACAACACCTCATAAGCTCTGCTATCTGCCAATGCACGTTGGTCTGCATAGCTTGTTTTTGCATTTTCAGCGATAGCAATTTTTTTCTCGATAGCGGTTGCTACCATTTTCTCAAACTGAGAGAAAAGTCCGTTAAACACATTGAAGTTTGCTTTGTTTAATCCGGCTTTAAGTACTTGCGTACCACTACCACTGCCTACTACAGAATGTTCTTTATCGGCAAAGAAAACAAATCTGTTAAAGTCGTTCAAAATACCATTCTCAATGAGAGAAACTAAAAACGCTACATAGTCTGAATCGTCAATGTTAAAACGGTCTGCTCCTGTCTTCGCAACCCAAGCGTCAAAAGTTTTTTCAAGTGTAGAATAACAATCTGAAACAATCACCTTTAATGGCACAGGGTCAAACCAGCCAGTGCGCACTTGTGTCTCAAGTTTTTTAGTTTCCTTCCCACACCCCTCATCTTTGTGTGTTACATTAGATACTGGCGAATAGTAACCAAATTCGGTTTCCTTTGTAACTCCCTCACGAATTGTAAAGATTTGTTGCAAAGGGAGCAAACCAAATTGCCCTTCTTCTAACAAATCCTTAATTCTCTTTATGTACTCCTTGTTTCTTTCCGCTTCTTTAAGAAACTCTTTAAATGCTGTATTTGCCATATTTTATCCCTTTAATAGTTAAAATTACTTGATACGACCCAAACGTTTACGAATTTTGTCCATATCCAAACTACTTCCACCAGCAGAAGATTCATTGCTTGTTGCTCCTTTGTCTTCTGCTGAAAATCTACTTTGTGTCGATTTTATCTTAGCAAATTCACTTGATAAAACTTCAATCTTCTCAGCCACCAAGTTAAAGCATTCCTCCAATTGTTTAGCAAACTCCTCTTGGTTGCTTTCATCAGGATTAGGTTCGCTCGCCTTTTCCTTAATCTCCTTAATAGCCCCGCCTTCCACTACCAGCGTGCTCTCATCTTTCAAAACATACTCGCCATCGGCAAGCGGTTTTTCTGCGTCTTCTCCCCCGTCAGTCTTTTGTTTCACTTTGTCGCCCACTTGTGGCTTTTCAGCCTCAGTAACTACGGTAATAATATCACCGTTAGCAAGTGTCAAATCCAAGTCAAAAGCCTTGTTAATTGAAAAATTAAACGCTTTTTTCACTCTTTCTAAAATATTCATATAATCAACTTTTTTTGTTTTACTTTTTTTTGAAAAAAATAGCCCATTCGTTGCTGCGGGCACATCTACCAAGTCCGAAGCCACCCACCAATCAAGAGATAGTCCTGCAAATCGTTTTGTTTCTCCCCCTTCTGTTACCTCTTCTATAACCTCATCAGCAAACACATATACAGAATTACCAAACATATCTGGACACTCCGAAGCCATTGATGTTACGTAATCAGCAATCGAAATACCTCTGCCCATTACCTGCGTCTTCTTAGCCACATCGGCAATGAACAAATCGCCGTACAGGTTTCCATTTTCAATTCTGAAATTCTTAAACCAACCTATTAGTGAACCCAAATCGGAGGTTCCAAAAGAGGGGTGCTCAAAACGAGATTTTATTTTACCTTCCTTCTCTCCGTATGCTTTTAACTCGTTTAGGAATCTTTCAGAGAAGTAATAACCATTCTTGTTAAGTCCTTTGTTAGCCAATGCTACCCCATAGATAACGCCATTTTCAGCGTCAATCTGTGAGGCTGTTAATTGTTCATTGTGTGTGCTAAAACGAATTTCCATATGGCAAAATTACGCACAACCTACCCCACTACGTTGCTAATGTATGTTAGCAATGAATTATAAAGCGTTTCATTACCTTTGCACCATCATTACGGTTGTAGTTTTATTTGTTGTTAATTTAATTATTACAAAAAAAGCACACTATAAAAAGTGTGCTTTCTTCTATTGAAAATTCATTTATTTTCTTGTATATTTATTTAGGTTATTTATTAAACGAAAAACAAGCGTGTTTTTTTTCCTTGTAGGATTACGTCTAATTATTTCTTTAAACAAAAACGCACCTATTACCGTAGGTGCGTTTTTTTATAATCAATTAATTATTAGTAAGACTTTTAAAGTAATAATAAAAAAGCCCTTTCGTTCGTATACCCATCTCTCTGTGACCATTTACCAAAGCCGACACCTCAGCTTTTGCCAGCCCCAAATCCTTAACTAATTGCTTATTCCCTACCTTGTAGCGGTTCATTCGCTCCTTAATCCAATTAGGCGTTACGACTTCCACAGGACTCGCCATATAACACCTTGCTCCAATATTCAGCGTATAATCCTCAAAGAAAGGCATAAAAAGCCCCTGAGCACGTTCTCTTAAATCCTTATCTGTTAAATAATTCTCACTTGGGCTCTTTTCCTGATAAACAGAAATAACAAGAACTTTTTTTGCTTTATCTATATTCTCTATTTTAAAGAAAATATGAGCGTACCTTTGATATTGTAATGCCAAATACTCTAACTTATCCAACTGCTCATCTGTGAGTAATTCTTTTATTTTGTGTACTGCTTTAACTATATTCATATTTATTATTATAAAAGAGGGGAGGAGTTACCTCCCCTTTCATTGTTACAACTCAATTACATTTGCATTTGTAAGGTCGAAAATCGCTAACTGCTCATTAGCCCTTCCAAGTTCTAAGGCTGTTGGCAAATCATCTACTATCATTACACAATCGTAGTAAAATTGTTTGCTTTCTCTATCATACCAACCGCCTACTACATAAGTGCTTTGCATTGCAACCTCAATAACTCTTTTCAACCCTTCATCTCCAAAACTATCTTGTGTCATTTTCATTGCTACACAATAGCCTTTTTTAGGAGTTCGAAAATCTAACAATGAAACGGTGAATCCTTCTTTGTTAGTCTCTGCAATCTGTTTAATCATTTGGAATATTTCCATAATTGTTTTTTGACCGTGTTATACAGTTGTCTCTTCTGTTCTAATTCAACGGTACAAAGATACGGCAAACTTTTTAATTATGCAAACTTTTTCTAAAATATTTTTCAACTTTTTTTGTTTCATATTTAACAAATAAAAAAGCACCTTATTAGGGTGCTTTATTTTTGTCCTTATAATATTCCTCCCAGTGTGCTAATAACTTCTCTGCGTGTTCTTTTGGAGTTACTTTGATGTACTTTAAAAAACTTGCCTCCGTTGTGTGTCCTGTTATCTTCATTATCGACAACGTAGGAAAATTCATCAGATATAAATTCGTGGCGAACGACCTTCTGCAAGTATGCGAACTTATTAATTGCCACTTCTCGAATACTCCTCGCTCCTTTCTTCTCGTTTTAGGGTTCATTAATGAGCCTTCCACTACATCATTAAATCCTACCAACCTGCACACCTCCTTAATGTTGCTATTAAACACTGTACTGTTCAAAGGTGTAGGCATTCCTCGCTTTCTTATCATCTCTTTAATATGATGATGAAGCGGTATTACAACCTTTGCCCCAGATGTATTACGTGTTTTCTGAGGCTCAACCTCAATAAACTTGCTATCTGGGTCAATTACAGGCAACGCCATAACATCTGACACCCGTAAGCCCGTCCAAAGTCCTAAAAGCATCAAATCTCGGGTATTCTCCAATCTCTTATCCTTAGAAAAGTCAAACGCTACCAGCCTTTCAATTTCTGCCTCTGATAGTGCTACTGATATACTTTCCTCCTTCGTTTTTGTGAAGTTGTCTAAATCGTTAGCAATTGTATACCCCTTTTCTTTTGCCTTTCTCAAAAGTACTTTAATGCCCGAAACCAATTCACCTATCGTATTAGCCGAGTACTTTTTTTCGTTCATACAAAATGCTACAAATTCATCATTCAGTTGAGCGTTATACTCATCAATTTTAATTCGTTTGTTAGAGTAATTTTCAAAATTAATCAAAGCATTACGTGATTGGTTGTAGATATAAATACGAGCCCTGCTATATTCCTTACCAGTATTCTTATTAATCATTCCCTTGATAGAAGAAAGGAAATTCATCGCAAAATCCGTGAAGTAATCAAATTCGTTAGTTACCCTCTCGGGTTTAAATTTAGCGTCAAAAGCGTTCTTTAATTTTTCTCTTGTTATCTTCTCACCATTCAATTTGTAATTATCAATGAGTGTAACAAGAAAGTCGTTGTACTGCATAATATGTGCGGCTATCTTTCGCAACCTTACACCGTCAGCACCCTTGCGACTCTTAGGCATACGGGCGTTAAAGTCCCAGTCGTTAGGGTGAACATATTCACCTGTCGAATATTTGAACAATTTTTTTTCGTCAGCAATGTAATACTGAATGATAATTATTGTATCTTTGTCGCCATTAGGCTCTTTGAGATAGAAAAACATAATCCTATAATTTTCGGCAAAGATACAAAAAGGGTAAGTGTCGTGGTAAGTTTGTTTTAAATATTTTTTATTTTTAAAATTAAAAACGTTTCAAAGTCCCTTGTGTAAGTTGATTTTTATTTATTTTTCCGTTTTAAAGAAATCAAAATAGATTAATATAACTGTTTGAGTAAAAAACTTAGTTTTTACTTAGATGTATATCGTCTAAAACTGGAAGTAAATAAAGGGTTGTGCTCCACTTGAAGCAGTGGCATATACCACCCAAAAAGTAAGTGCCAAAATAATTGCTTTAAAGAGAATAGGCATTGCACCAAATACCTTTTTAAGCCATTCGTTTAAACTAGTGGGGAAAAAGTGCCAAACAAAGCCTATTGCCATTAACAAAAATACATTTTGATAACCCTTGGCAATAACTTGAAATTGATGAAGATCATAAGTTATAGACTGGATATTATAGATTACACTTAAAGCGATATCGAAATCTTTGGCTCTGAAAAATATCCAGCAAAAAGCTACAAAGTGGAAAGTAATCACTACAAAAATGATATTAGCGATACCTTTAAAAAAAGTTTTTTTCTCAGGATTCTTATTAGGGAAGAACTCCGTAAAGGTTTTATGAACAGCCAAAGCTAACCCGTGTAATGCTCCCCAAATAATGAAACGCAAATTAGCTCCGTGCCATAAACCACCTAGGAGCATTGTCGTCATCTGGTTGAAATGACTACGCACTGATTTTTGTCGGTTTTTAGAGATAAGTATAGCCAATACAAACACAACGATAGCTCCTAAGGTAATGTAAAGAGGCAACATTGTTTTTTCTTGCATATGAAATGCCCATAGCAAAGTAGAAGCAAAAAAGACGGTCGGGAAGAAGTAGCCCCAAAAAGTACCTTTGCGATTTCCTCCTACTGAAAAGTAAAGATAATCTTTTAGCCAAGTAGATAAGGAAATGTGCCAACGTCTCCAAAATTCAGTGATATTTTTAGACTGATAAGGAGTACGGAAGTTTATAGGGAGAGTGAAGCCCATTAGTAGCGCTAAACCTATAGCCATATCGGAATAGCCTGAGAAGTCGCAATATATTTGTAAAGAATAGCCATATACTGCCATTAAGTTCTCAAAAGCTGTATAACTGTTAGGAGCATCGAAAACTCTATCTACAAAGTTTAGGGATATATAATCGGAAATAACTGCTTTTTTAATCAGTCCTCCAATAATAAGGAATAAAGCAAAAGAAGTTTCTTCTTTCGTTAAGCTTATCTTTTTGTATATTTGTGGTATGAAATCCTTGGCACGCACAATAGGCCCTGCCACTAATTGAGGGAAGAAACATACAAAGAAAGTAAAATCTAAGAATGATT